TTAAATAGTTCGTATGCCCAATTAAAACCTTTTGGCGTTCCACAAAATAGAGCTTTGCCTTTTGTGTCAGATAGTGTTGGTCGCAAAACCTCAAACCATGCTTTGTCGTTTACGTCTGCAAATTCGTCAATGCACAAAAAATTAAGACCCACGCCACGCAATCCATCATAATTATCTGCTCCTTTGAGAGCTATTAAACTTCCATTGACTAAATCTGCTGTGAGCTTTGTTTCATTGAGTTTGCGTACCCAAAACTTTTCACGCAAAATTTCTTTCAATTGTGTCCAAACTATTTGCTCTGCTTGTCTGTATGTAGGAGCAACATACCATACTCTTTGATTTGGTTTACTGGCATGTTCTAAAAGCTGTGAAATACTAAACACAGTTTTACCCCAACGTCTGCCACAGATTAAAACTTTAAATCTTGATTTACTATTTCGTATCTGTGTTTGGAGCTTCGTTAGTTTCATCAGTGTATAAAGGTAAAGGTTTTTCGTCTGAGTTTATAGTTATGCTCTCTCTTTGATCAAGTACGTTTTTACCTAACCAAATAAGCATTGTAACATTACCAGATTCTGCTGAACGCATTTGTAACTGACGTAACCTTAATTTCTGCTCTGATCTCCCTTTTGTAAGAAATTCCGAATAACTCTTTTCAATTAAGTCTGCTGAACAACCAAAGAAACTACCTATTTCTTTATTCGTACAGCCAAATCTCGCAAGGTTTTGCACTTGCTTTGTATCTATTTCATATTTTTTTGGTCTAGCCATTGTTAATCCTTGTTATTGATAATCTTTCCCACCACTCGCCATTGTCATTTGGCACATATTGTATTTTCATGCTTTTCCATTTTTTGCTTTGATCAAAAATAGCTTTGATATGTTTTAATGGAGGTAAACGATTTACATTTCCCTTTCTAACGTCACTGACATATTGCAGATAAGCAACCCATTGAGCCACAAATCTAAATCGCAAATGTATCATGCCATGACATCTAGCGCATAGAATATAGATATTTTTTAAGTAATCGTCAAATGTTGGACCATATTCTTCTGCGTGTGGCATAGTATTAAAGCTCTCTCCACACATACAACAATTGCCTTTCATCTTAAACCATGAGGGCAATTCCTGTTTTTTCTCAAGTGTTTTGAGCTTACGATACATTTTTAATCTATGCGCTCCTGTCCATTGTTTATAGTTTTTCATACTAATTTATAAATCCAAGAGCCATTTTTTACAGTTGATTTGACTTTCCAACCATTATTTAGCCACCATTTTGGCTGTGAAGATAGTTGATCTATGTAACAAGCGTGATTATCAATGAGATCATCAATGATGTGTTTCATTAATTTACTGCCTAAACCTAAACCTCTATATTTACTCAATATAAATACTCCTCGTATTCTGCCTTTGCCATTTTTTAAAATAGTTCCAGCGCAACCAATTATTTTATTATGATAATATATAGCAAACCATTTGGTAGTTGCAGTATCTTTAAGATTTACTTTGTCTTTTTTTGCTAGATTTGATAGCTTTTTGACTTCGCTATGATTTACTTGTTCTATCTTCGTGTGGATACCATGCATTTTTATATTTATATTTAGCAATATTTTTCATTTTAAATACACCATCTTGATATAATAAATCTATTTCATCTTTAGTAGCTCCTATTTCTTGCGCTATTTCCTGTATATCTATTTTATATTTATCTATTAATTGATGTACTATTTCACTCATTTGAACTGCAATATGTGAGCCCTTTGCTCTATTCATGCGAACAGTAAGTATCATGGCTTGTGGTCTTTGTATGTCAAGCACAGCACATGGAACTTTGCCTTTATATTGTACTTTAATTTTTTTGCTGTCTTGTGATAAGCGCCACCTATGAAAGCCGTCAATAATTACATAATCTTTAGAAATTAAAATTGGCTGTACCCAACCAGTTTTGAGTATTGATCTTTCAAGAAGTTTAAGCTCCGGAGTAAATACAACGTTTGGGTTGTAATCGTTTCCATCTAGTTTTTCTGCGTCTATCCATTGTATATTATCTATTGGGTTCATCTTTTGCCTTTCGTAACAGTTGGTAAAATATTTCTTTTAAATGCTCCACCCATAAAAACTTTCAATAATGATTCTGGAGTATAACCCATTGGTCTATTTTTTACTGCATGAATAACTGAGTCAAACCTTTGTATTGCTAGTTTGTATTGTTCTTCATCATTGGCTAAATTGTCATCAATCCATGCTCTTACTCCAGCGTAAGTCTGCCCATATCGTTTTTTAATGCTTTCACGATCTAATTCCTTATAGTAACGTTCATGTTTCAACATTTCTGGGAATACTTTTATAATTTTTTGATAGAAGTCTGGCGTTTGCAATTTTATTAAATCAAATCTTTTTGAGCTTTCTGCGTGTAGTGGCGTTGAAACACGCAAACCATTACCTGTCCACATTTGATAATCATATAATTTACAATACTGTATTTGATTATCGTACAAATATTTAAAAATGTCATCTTCTTCCCAATCAAACAATGGTTTACAAAGCATAACGTTTTTTGCTTTTGGGTCGCTTACGCCATTTATATAGTTATCGTTTAATTTATTTACTGACGCCCTAAATCTCATTAATGATTCACTAGCTCGTATGCCAGTAACAAAAGCAATTTTGCCTTTGTAAAACTGTGAAGTGAAAGCGTCCATGGTATATTGATCAAATATGCGTGGGTCATCTTTTGATAATGTATATGCCCAGTTGGGTTTATCTCTTACCCACTCCCTGTCATTATCCCATTGAATATATGAGTGTACTGTTGACAAAATATACTTTGATGATTTTAACGGAACGCAAAACCAAATCATATTTACCCAATCAAGTTTTCTATATTTATCTACAAAATTGATAACTTCATTTGGTATTAGTTCTTCATCACGAAACACAACATCTATTGGTTTAGTTATTCCTCGTTCTTGCGCTACCTCTTTTACTAAATGCAAAGTAACTAATGAATCTTTGCCACCAGAAAACATAACAGCAATTGAATCAAATATGTCGTAAATGTGATGTAATCTTTTTTTGGTTTCGTCATATACATTGGCGTCAATGTATTTTTTAACTTTTACCATAATCCAATCGTTCTAAAAAATTTGTAAGTCTTTCGCCTATTGTTTCTTGTTCCGGATGTTTTTCTTTAAGTGTTTTTAAAAATTTAAACCAAATTTCTTGTTGATCTGTGTTGTCAAAAATAATGTTATATTGCACAATAAAATTATCAATTCTATCTGCCACAGTTTCTTTATTATAAGAATCTGGCAACATTTCTTTTGAGTGTGTAATTAAATCTTCTAAAGCACTTTCCTCAAAACCCAAATTATTAAGGTCGTAATTAATATCCAATAAGTCAGTGAATTCTTTTTGTAATAAGCCATAATCCCACTCGCTATATTCATTTGTTTTGTTGTCAGCTATTCTGTATGCCTTTGCTTTCGTTGGCGAAAGATCAGCAACAATAACTGGCACTTGTTCTAATTCTAAAATTTTACTTGCTTCATATCTACTATGACCAACAATTATTACTCCATGTTTATCAATTACAATTGGTTGATTAAAACCAAATTCTCTTATGCTATTAGCAACCCTGTCATAATTAATTTTTTTTCTTGGATTTTGTTGATACGGTTTTATTTCTTCTAGTTTTTTATATTCAATGTATTGTTTCATCATCACAAGGAGGACTTAAGTCCAATATAGAACCAGCTTTTATCACAGATTCAACATATTGAAAAGCGTCAGTTTTATTATCAAAATTGTCAAAAACTACCATAGCCCTCCATTTTCCATCTTCAAGCTCATAATAAACAACATGTCCACTTATTTTAGGTTCCAACTCCATAATCTTTCATTTCCTGTTCCGTTATAAGTCCTTTAGCTTTCATTTCTCTAACCATACTATCATCAATAAAAGTTGTATGTACTTTTTTCTTAACAAAGTTCACATAATTTTCTGCTTTTTTCTGTGGAGGTAAACCATAATCTTCATGTTTTGTGCCTGTTTCCATTGGTTTATCTAAATATCCTTTAGCGTTTAGCCATGTGCTTGGGTGTTGTGCGTATTCTTTTTTTTCTAAACAATGTTTATTATAAAGCTCTGCAATTTTTGGTATTGCTTCCTCTAAATTTTCAAAGTCCTCTAGTAAACCTCCTTTGTTAAAAGTTTTTTCTGCTTGTCCTTTGCCAATTTTATTATCAATACTATCCCAAAACCTAGTAAATAAATATTTAGGTATAGATGTAGGTTTAGGTTTAGGTGTTGACAGTTTGTTTGCTATTTGCTGTCGCCTTTGCTGACCAAGTATTCCAGCGTTGCGTCTTTTATCTACGAGGTCAGCCGTATAATCCCACTCTTTTTTTAATCGTGCATTATACAATTTGTCGTTCCTTAAATAAAAAAACTCATTTATAATTTTTGTAACTAGATCTTGCTCTCTTTTACTGTACGCTCCACAAACTCTAAAATAAACGTTTGCGTCATTAACTATTCCACCATTATTTTTTGTCCATGCAAAACATAATAGTTTTATATAAATTCCTATTTCTTCATTTGTTAAGTGTACTGTGTCGCTTATAAAAACGTCAGTAAAAAGTGGCATACTTGGAAGTTTGCTCATGTTTTATTCTCCTTGTTAGTTTTTGTGTAACATTTATTTTTATGTCCGTTAACATATTTTTCCAATAATAATTATTCTCAACGCAAATTAAAAATAATTTTTTTTCTTCTGGTGTGAATTGGCTTATTGTTCTTTGTTCTCTTAACGTCCAATAGATTTTAATCATTTGGTTGGGGTAAGAACTTCTTAAACTTAAGGAGAATAAAAAACTTACCCCAATAGGAAATTGAATGAAAAAAATTACTCATCTACTGACTTTGATTTTTTTAACAATTCCTCTAAGGACTTATTCAGTTTTTCTAAAGATGTCAAGGTTGCGCCATTACTCCCATTAAGCCAACGATAAAAAGTTGACTTTGGCATATTAGCATGGTCGCACAAGACAGCTAAATTTATCCCACTTTTCTGCGCTTTTTCATACAGTTCAAACGGATTTAAAATACTCATTACGTTGGGTATAAATATTTTTTGCATTAATGCAATTATTTATTTGACAATATAGTTGCAAATATGCTACTGCTATCTGTATAAACTTAAGGAGCAAAATTATGAATATATTAAATGTACAAAAAGACTTAGACGGCTTTGGAGCTGGTACTTGTTTACAAGGAGAATATACAACAACGTTCTCTAAACTAATTGAAGTATTTGGTGATCCTACAATGTATGGCGAAAACGGAGATAAAGTTGACGCTGAATGGGTTTTGAATTTTGATTTAGATAATGACGAAACTTATGTTGTTACTGTTTACAATTGGAAAACTGATGGTGTTCCACAAGGCGAATACAATTGGCATATTGGAGGTAAAAACAAAATGGCTATTGATTTATTTGCGCAATACATGGAGGGAAAATAATGCACGAAGAACATAAAGAAGAAATAAAAATGTTGAAAGCATCTATAAAACATTATGAGGAAGTTTTAAAAAAACCAAATTTTAAATATTTTGATGGAAGTACAAGCCATGATGATGCTTTAAGAATTATTGTTAATAACAAAAATCAATTAATAAAGTTGGAGTTGTATTATGCACACAGATAAATTGTTACAAGCACTTAAAGAAAATAAAGCAATCAAAGATTATAAAATGTTTGATACTTACGGCAGAGTTGGTGTTGCTGTAAAAATTACTTTTAATAATGATGATACTTTGGCATTGGATTTTTTTGGAAAAAAGCTTATGCGAAGTTTTAAAAACAAGGAGAATAAAAATGGATTTAGACGCTAATTGGATTGTAAAAAGATTGCGTATTGCAGTTGAGATCAGTGAAGAAAACAAAACAGAAAATGATTTGTTAAAAGGCAAATGGATTCCTGTTGATGTTATAAAAACTATTATTAGTGATTATGACAAAGCATGGGAAGATATGGCTGAACAACATTACGAAGATGTAAAAGGAAAGGAGGTGGACAATGAAAAGAACGTATAAATTTACTTTATTGCGAACTGACGGATCTAGTCAAACTTATGTAAGTGATACTAGACCAAATTTCAAAGAGCTTTATCCTTTGATCAATACTGACATGATTGAAATTGTTGGTTGTTACAAAGACAACAAAACAAAAACCATGTTAATTGACGAAGAGGGCAGATTGAAAAACAATCCTGTTATAAATCCTAAAGCAACAAAATTTTTTGTTGATTGGCTGGATAAAGAAAACAGAGCAACGCCAATACCAAACATAGTTGGTAATGCGATTGTTTGCGAAAATTTTAAAGTCCTATGAGGATTTTAATATTTCTTTTACTTTTAACTTCTTGCTCCTACAATCCTGTGATTGATAGTAGGGGCAAAAGTTCTGCAAATATTGATGGTTCTGCTGAGCGTATGCATGACGATTTATATACTTGTAAAGATATTGCTGACGATAATACTAACGCTTTGGTAAATGGCTCTAAGGTTGTTTATAATTCATTACGTTGGCGTGTTCTTTGGTTAAGTCCAAAACTAAAAACTAAAAAAAATATTATTGATAATTGTTTAGAGGGTAGAGGATATAATGTTTTATCCAAAGATTAATTGCAATAATGCAAACAAAATGTATAGTCTAAAAAAAAAGGAGAATATATGGCACAGGCAATAATTAGACAAATATATGATAACAGCGATGATTCCGGAGATAATTTTGGAATTATTTTTGAGGGTGGTCAAAAAAAAGTTTATGTAAGACATGAAAACTTACGACACTTAAAAGCTGGTGACGAAATAACTTATGACATAACTAAGTCTGCAGAAAAATATGATTCTGGGGCTGGGGTTAAACTTGTGAATAATGGGGGTAATGGACAATCTTCTGTAAGAAACACAAATTATTCCACAGAAACATCACAAGTTGCTAGAACAGATTCCTATGAAGATAATTTTGTTATGGGTTTTTGTAGAGGTTTAGCAGAGTCCAATCAAATTACAATAAATGACATTGTAAATGGCAATTTGCTAAAAGACTTACGGAAAGCGTGGCGTGATTCAAAATAGAAATAAACGTCCAATTATAAAAGACCGTAAGTATCTTGAGTGGGTTTGTAACAAATTTTGTTATGTTTGTGAGCTCCTTAACCTAACACAAAAAATGCCCACTCAAGCACATCATTTGCAAGGTAAATATAGAATAGGAGCTATGATAAAAGATGATAGTACAGTTGTCCCGTTGTGTTACACACACCACCATGAGTTGACTTTTATGTTTGGCGAAAGAAAATTTTGGGAAAAATTAAAAATTGACCCATGGGATAAATCAAAAAACTTAAGGAGAGAATATGAACAATCTAAAGAAGTTTGGGATTGAAAGTTTATCTTATAGTTCACTTACCAGCTTTCACTACAATAGAGCTAATTGGATTTTAGAAAAATTATTGAAGTACAAATTTCCTTATAGTCCAAGCGCTATAAGAGGTTTTGCTGTTGAGAAAGCCGTTGAGCAATTTTATATTCATGACAAAAGTCCGTTACAATGCGCATTAGATTATTATGATAAAAAAATTGAAGAAGAAGCAGAGCAATATGGATTTGATAATGATGAAGATGAATTAAAATATACAAAGTCTGTAAAAAAAGAAAGAGGAGTCATTGAAAAGATTGTTGCTCCTACTTTGATGAAACTTGAAGAACAATTACAAAAACCAACATTATTGACAACACAAAAAAAAATAGAGTGTGAAATTGCTGGTTTAAAATTTATTGGATATATTGACTTTCATTTTTATTCAATGGACACAGATATTATTGTTGATCTTAAGACAGCAAATCAAAAAACAAGTGTTAAGCATAGCCACCAAATGCAACAATCAATATATTGGTATGCTACAAAAATGAATCCAGCTTTGCTTTATACATATCCTACTGGCACATATTATAAAAAATTGAGCAATATGCAAAACTACTTTAAAATGGTAGAAGAAATGGCAATTGCTATGGACAGGTTTCTTGGTATGGTTGAGTCCACACAGGAAATAATTGCTTTGACTAAACCAGACTTTGATCATTGGAGTTGGAATAGTCAAACAAAAGACGCAAGAAAGGAGGTTTTTGGAATATGAAACCAAAACTGAAACTTATAACTTTTAGAGAGAACTTTGACGATTTACAATTCAAAGCGATTGAAGAAGCAATTAAACTGGAGTGTAAACAAAGACGTCAACAAGGTTTGGGCAAAAGAGCAAAGTATCTTTGGGCAAACATTTACAATATGAAAGATAACAAGGAGAGCAAATGACACAAAACGAACAAATCCTAAAACATTTACAAAGTGGCAAAACGTTAAGTCCATTAGACGCTTTGAAAAAGTTTGGTTGTATGAGGTTAGGCGCAAGAGTTTATAACCTTAAACAAGAAGGACATGACATAGAAACGTCATTTAAAACTCAAAATGGTAAA